GAATTCGTGGCCGTGAAAAATAGATAGACCTCCAACATTCAATTTATTTTTACCTTCTATCCATTGGACATTATTCTTATCAAGATGGCAAAGTGATGCGAAATCGAATGCATCAATATCAAATAACTCAGGTGCTTTCACTCGCATATAACGCCAATAGCGTTCTTCGTGGTTGCCTTCCTTATAAATGATTTCTGCTTTTGGGAAAGTTTGTCGCAATTCGGAAATGAAAGTACGCATCGCATACAACTCATCTTTGAACTTGCGTTTCTTTGGATCTTTGACAAAGTCACTTATCATATGGCAATCGAGTGCATCACCATTCAGCACAACGGTATCAACTCCTTCATCTAATCCAGTTTGAATGGCTACTGAAATAGCATCTATATCGTGGTATGGAATGTGAATATCTGATAGGATTAAAATCTTTTTGCCTTTGATGTCAATATGCTTGCGACCTTTAGCATATGACTTTGGCAACTTGAAAGGATTGCGTGGCCTTTCATCATTTTTTACCAATGATTTGTTGGTTAGATTCTTACGATTTCTTGCGCCATTCTTTCCCTCAATTGTGCGAAGAACACTCCTTGCATCTTCAACACCCAAGAACGTTTCAAAGTGTTCTTTAGATAGTTTCTTTGCCAACGTTAAAGTTGGTGTGTTGGGAAAACGCTCACGCAATTCACGTGCGATTTTTGTTTTTTGACTTTCTGCCATATATTTTAGAATGGTTGGTAAACTGTCCTACCACCACTCTTAACCGCACGTAATATCTGACCTCTATTTCCATCTTTATTGAAACTTACGTGCACCCAAGATGGTGCATTCTCACTTCCAAATTCCCAAATGAGTTGGTCAAATGTACAATTTTTTCTTATGTAATCAAATATTTGTTTGTTGTCTAAACCACCAAAGATATCCCCATCGATATCCAACGCTTTACCTTCCATATGCTGCGAACTTTTTGAACCGCCAATACGTGTATTAAGTTCAATACTTCTGAAGCCACTACTGATACCAATAGGCTTTCCGAAATGCTCACGCACTTTGTCGAAAATGTTGGTGCAAACCAACTTAAGATTCCCCAATTGTTCAGCATTTGGAACATTGCCAATGCGTAATGCAGTCGCTTGGTTGCTATGCGTTACCTCTTTATAGCTAACATATTTACTTACCTTTTCCATCTGTCATCGCATCGGTTATATCTTCACTCTTTCTACCTATAATCGTCTTTATCTTACTCCACAAATCTTTTCCAGTTACTGACTCAATTGATTCAATGATTGATTTGAATTCAATGATGGCTACCACGGTTGCTATCAACTTTGTGATGGGGATAAGTTGCTCAATTATGTAGGTTTCAATTAAGAATCCACTCACAATAGCCACTTGATACAATAGCATTTTTGTTATGGTATCACTCATCCTGCGAGAGCGAATTCTTTGGCCTAATTTCAGAGCCTTCCAAATGCCAACAACCATATCCATAGCCACCAAAAATCCGATGGTTATCATCAGTTCTTTGATTGGTAAAAATACCGTTGCAATACCCAATAGCCACAATTTCACCTTCATCTCTTTTCTTGTTTTTTGAGATATTGCTTCAATAACTTTTCGTACTCTTTTCGTTTTAGTACGATGGAGGGAGAAAGTCTTTTATTGACCACTTGTTGCGCCATTCTTTATAGGAATTTGTTATTAAAAAGTTGCTCTTGCCGTATGGGTTACGATCAGGAAAAATGTTGTTATCAGTATTGTTGGTATATTCGGGGAACAAAGTTGAATTGTAACACAAATAATCCACCATTCTTTTGGTGTACCAACGTGCGTTTTGTCTTGCAGCTTCCTTCAATGACTCCATCTCACTCTTTGTGACTGGTGTAGTGTCTTCACTTTGTCTGCTTACCAAGTTTCCGTTGTCGTGCTTGTACAATAATGATGGATATAACTCCACCATAGTCCACCATAACACAACTTTCAACACGTATTCGTTCAGCAATGTTTCATAGTCACCCGACAACGTGCCACCACTTACATCAGCCTTCAATTTCACGGTCAAATTTGTACCCAAAAAGTTGGTCAAATACTTATCTTGCGCCAAATAAATTGCAGGTCTGATAAGATTCGGATCAACTGCATCAGTTAAAGGAGTGAACTTTTTGATGTAGTCTTCGTTGATTAATAATATCTCTTGTGGTATTGGCATCTTTCTTAATTTTTATTTGTTTCCGAATCTTGGATTTGTGGGTAAAAATCCATTGTATGGCATATCAATAGGCTTCTGTTCAACCAATGCATTATTGCGCACCGTGTAACCTGCCTTTTCAGCTTTTTCCCAAGCTTGTGTGCGTACATTTGGACTCTTTAAATCTAATCCAAATCCTTTTGCACTTATGTACAATTGCTTTTTCCAAACGTGGTGACAATTCCCGCCACCTTTGTACAACCAACAACTATAAGTATCAGCTCCGTTTGGCCCCCATCCTGGATTAACTGCCTTATTACCCATTGCTAAAATATCTTCCTTTCTGTATAGCTTATCTGCTTGTAGCATTTTAGTACAAAAAGGTCTTGACACATCGGTTAGCTTTCCGCTATAACGATAGCGTGTGTAATACTTGCGTTCGTCAATAGTTTGGTCTTGCTCACTTGTGGCATTTGGCTTGGCCGTTCCCGTACTTACTTGATGAATTTCGACTGCATCAAAGATGTGTGCAATAGCTTCGTTTTCGCTATCGTCTTCATCATAATCTACATCGTACTCATCAATTAAAATCCAATCTTCATTGGCATCCTCACCAAGTTGGATAAGTTCTTCTGCAATTACATCTAACTCATCATCCGCAACTACTTTTTTTTTTTGAACTACTTGAGTAGGGTCAATAACTACGTTGGATAGGTTATCAAAAATCTCACCTATCTTAACATCAGATAGCATCGGGAATGATGCCTTTGTGATTGCCTTTGCTGATGGTATGGTTAACACACCTGCCGTAGTTTGCACAATGATTTCAAGGAGTGATGCAATCTGTGCGCCATTCAATGCTTGACTTGCAACGTCTACGCTTGCAGTAGTTGTTCCTGCATCAGTTACTACCTCATCAGTAAGCAAATCATTTTGCACTATGGTACAATTCGCAACAACTCCAAAAGATGCTAATAGTGTTTCGGCTGCTTCTGTAATTAATCTTTGGAATGGATCAATTACTTGACGTGAAAAAATGCGCAATGCAGTTTTCATTTCATCCGTATTACTGCCCAATCCGCCACCATCACGCACACCAAATAACAAAGGTGATGTCACACGGTGGCTCACTAAAATACTTTCAATTGATTGGTCAACTAACGTGGTGAATTGCTTATCCATATCCGCTACGGGGAACGGAGTGAACTCCACACCTCTATCTCTTTCCTCGTTAAAGAAGGTCAACACCTTACCAGCATTTTCCGCACCTTGAATAGATGCAGTAAGCTGATTCTTTATCATATGTTGTTCCTCTAAAGAAGGGATACCATTGTTGAAAGATGCGATAAGTGAAGGGAAGAATCCGTTAAGAATCAAGTTCACTTGATATTCGCTAAGCTGCCTCATTTTTTCTATCTCATTGATAGCACCTACATAGTCAGGCTTTGGATAGTATTCGCTACCAACCATCATATGGTGAACGAATAAGACTTGCTTTGGCAATGCGTCTTTATGCTCCTCATTAAACATCGAAATGTAACGAGGTTCATTCTTTTTCTTTCTAATATTTGACCAATCACGGCTATACCAAATACCAGTAATGGAATCATCTTCATCACTACACGCCAACCTGCAATTTTCAAATGGCAAGTGGTTCACTTGCGCAATGGTTGTTCTATCCATTGACCAAATAACCTCCCAATAAAACCCACCGTGAAGCTTTAAATCTAATGCAGTTGCATTGACTATCTTGTCAAGTGCTAACCTTTTGATTTCGCTTACTGCTTGTGGGGTTGATGCAGTCATCTCACGACCTGCAATCATATAAGATATCGAGTTAACGAGCGCACCGTGAATTGGTGATTCGTTATAAAGTTCAATTAAGTATTGTGGGAAGGAGTTACCTTCACCATAGTTAACCCATCCCTTTCTATCCTCATTTTCAACTGGCGCAATCTTGACGTATTTCGCCATCTCTATTTGAGTAGCACCTACTCTTTGCTTTATTTCGTCTATGATATTAGCCATTGTATTCTATATCGTTTGGGATGGTTAGGTTTGGTTGGTCAAAGTATTGGGTTAGCGTATTGAATTCAATAAAGCCACGCTTAATCTCTCCAACCACATCAGAAGAAGTAGGGTCAAGGTTGCCACCCGAATTTTGACCGTATATAACGTAGTTGTAACGACCTCCTTCAGTAATGAGAATGCTGCCATTAACGGCATCATCTTCATTTGTACTAATTGACAACTCAGTAATTCTTTCATTGCTGCTTATTACAGTTGGAATAACCGCAAATATTTGTAATGTAATTTCGTTTTGGATAATTAAAAGATAATCCGTGAACGAAGATAAAAGCAAAGCCCCCTCCTCTAAAGAGAGAAGGAGGGTTTGCGAGGCAGTATTTGTCTGTAAGTAATTCATCTACTTACAAATATAATTAAATTGTTGGTGCTACAACTGTGATTCCTGCGAAGTTGTCAAATGGATTGGTAGTAAATGATTCCAATCTATAAGCCTTATTCTTTTCTTCAGCAGTAAACGTGATTGTATAACCATTAAGGTCACCTTTAGCAGTTCCAGTAGCAGTTGATGCAGCAGTTACTTCAGCACCATCCAAACGGCCAATCATCCAAATGTTGTCGTTGTTATCTTGAACAAAAACAACAAGACGATTTTTACCAACTAACTCCAATTGCTTTCTGCGTGCAGCAGACAATTTGAAAAATGTAGCAGTTACCGTTTGAGTATAGAAAATTGTTCCTGCCTCAACACTTGATGCAACTTCTTCAGTGAAGCTACCTGTGTGCTTTGGCAAAGTGTATTTGTAGATTGATTTTGTAGGCAATCCATCAACTTCTTCACTTGTTGCATCAATGGTTACACCAGTCAAAAAATCTTCGTGCTGCTGCAAGTAGATTGCTTTGATTCCACCAATGGCATCTTTGCATTGAAGTGTAAATCCAGCTGTTAATTCACAAGACATATTTTTATATTTTTTTTATAGTTAAAATAAAGGGAAGGCAGAATTAACCACCTTCCCAATTACTTGTGTTTATTGATTAGGTGTTAGAACCGAAAACTACGTCTTGGTAAACACCAACTTCAACTCCTACACGGAAACGCATTGCCATACGTACGTTATCAGAAGCATCAGTCAAAGACATATCAACTACTCTTACTTCAGCAAAGTCAGAATTAGCATCAACACCAACAAATAGGTTAGAAGGTTGTGCAGCAATTACAGTTCCGTTGCTCATTCCAGGACAAACATAAATGTCGTATCCGTTAAATTGCAAGTTGAAATCTTCAGCTGCAGAAAACATTTGCAAGTAACCTTGTGCAGCAACCGCTTGACGATAGAATTGTGCAGTAGCACGGTTCATATACAACTTTGTTTCAGTTGATCCAATCAAAGCAACTGGCAAGTTGTTGATTACTTGATTCAAGTTAGCAATTACAGTACCAACTGCCATTGCACCTGCAGTCCAAGTGAAGTTTGCCCAAGTTCCTCCAGTAGCGTTAATCTTCTTTTCAAAGCCATCAAATGCAGGATAAGTTCCGCTTGGAGCGTTACCTTGCCAAATTGTGTACTCGATGTTTTCAGCAACTTTAGCAGCAGCGTAACCAATCAAGAAATCATTGAAGTTAGCAGGAACAACATCATTGATGAATCCACGACCAGTAGCAGCAGCTTCCCAATCACGAGCAAATTCAGCTTTGCACAATTCAAGATTTACTTTTAAATCAGATACAGTCAAAACTGACTCATCTAAATTCAAAGAACCAGCTTGTGAGAAATCGCAAGATGCAGCTTGTACCAAAGATGCAGCGTTTGACAACTTCTTCAATACCGCTTTGTATTTTACACCCTCTTTAAGAGTAACGTATCCTTTTGCCAATGTATCCCCTGAAAGGATGGCAGCGTTGATGTACGGTAACGCTAATTCACCTGCGTAGGTTGAACTGTTAATAGTTAAGCTATCAGCCATTGTTTTCTTTTTTTTATTTATTATTTGTACTTGTTTATGATTGAGAAGATTCTGTTTTTAGAATCCATTTTTGCCAAATTGATAGGCTCTGATTTAGCAACTGTTGTTGACTTCTTTACGCTATCAACTGCGGGTTGCTTGCTCATCTTTTCGATGGTAGAAGAAAGAGTTTCTTTTTCTGCATTCAATGCGGCAATTTTAGCCTCAAACGCCTCAACCAATGAATTGATTGTTGACTCGAATTCTTCTTTGCTTACACCTTCAAAAGCTGCTTGCTTTTCTTCTTCGATTTCGATTTCGACCTTTGGCTCTTCTTCCATTGGTTCTTTGATTTCAGTAATCACACCACCTGCAACCACAATCATTTTACCTTCAGCAGTTGTGTGTTCTCCATCGGGAGCAGGAACGGGATTGCCGTCACTATCCATAATGAAAAGTTCACTACCTACTGCGAATTCAGCATCGGGGCTATACACCTCCGTGCCATCAGCTAAAATGGCCATCGCCATTTGCGCTTCTTTTGTTATTTCCCCTTCTGCGGACAACTGAATGCCAAAAGCCTTCAAGCGGTCTGCGTATTTGGAAACGATTTCACTTACTTTGTTCATATCTATGTTTTACTTTTTCTAATCATAAGTAGCAAAACACCTATTTTTGTTCCGTTGTAATGTGTTTTTTTAGTTTGTTTAATTGTTTCGGTTTCACAAGAAAGGCCCCCAAACGTGGAGGCCTTTTTTGTCGGGTAAATAAAACACCTGCACAAGGTGTAATCGTTACAACCCACTCAATTCATTCTCGAGTTCTTTCATTATCTTTTCGATCTCTTGTTGTGTCATATACTCATCGCTGATTTCGGTGAAGAATCCTTCAAGTGAAAAGCCTTTGACATCACCTTGCTTAATTGATTGCCACACATCATCGTTATCTATCTTCATACCAATACACCAAGTTCCTTCAGGGAATGAGAATCCAAAGTTTTGACTCTTGTCGTGCGCTCCTTCCACTATCCAAGACTCCACAACCGTACACCCCACAACTGGTATTTGATGCTCTAAATTAGAATTGTGATGCATATTTCTTTTTAGATATTCTTGAGCAATCTTGTTGATGGTCTCTTTAGAATATTTGCAATAGTATTCACGGTTCATCGTGTCCACACGATAGATCAATTGCTCGGGAATCATTACTGCACCATAAACCATCTTACGCTCACCTTCTTCGATGGCAGCTTGTTGCACCTTGCGTGTTTTAGACAATGCCACAAAGTCAACTTCAATTGCAGGATTTTCAACTAATGACATTGCGTGAACTCCTAAATATCCGCTGTCATCAATGGTGTACTCAATGACTTTGATTTCTTCTTCTTTCATATTACTTTATTAATTTTGATTGGTCTAATATCTTTTGTTGTGCATCTTGAGCACTCGTTACATTAGTAGCTAAAACGTAAGATTGTATCGGTTGAGCCTTTGTTTGTTGGTTATTTAAAAAGGATAAATCCAAAGCAGGTGCGGACGTTGAACCACCACCACCAAACATACTACCACCACCACCGCCACCACCTGGAGGAGGAGGAGGAGTTGTTGTGCCTGGATTAAATTTCATTGCTGCAATCTTTGCCACATTCGCAGCGCCAGTAAGTCCAACTGATGCAGCGGCTATAAAACGTGCAGGGCCAATTAACGTAGGGTCAGCCAAAACATTTTGCACCGCTTGCACCGCACCAATTCCAGCTTGTGTAAGTTGTAAAGCTTTGTTGACTTTGAAAGATTGCTTCGCATTCAACACACCATTTGCAGTTAACGCATCAGCTAAGGCACTCATACTACCTAATGCCATTTGAGTTAATTGCCTTTTTTGTTCTTGCGATGCTCTTTCTAATTCTACTTCTTGCTCCCTTCTTTTCTTATCTTCTTCAAGTATTTTTTCGTAGTTGTTTTTTGTTTCGTCAAATACTAATTGAAGTGATTGCTTTTTTGTTTCAAGTCCTTTGGATTCTATTACTACATCATCTTCAGCTTGTTTTTCTTGCATCATCAAAACATCAGCTTGATAAGATGCATCTAATTGCTTTAACAAATCTTTGTTTCCGTGCGCTAACTTTTCTTTTTCTAAATAAGTTAAACGCAATTGCCTCAATTCTCTATCCTCACCTGATAAAGTTTCTTGATATCTTTTCTCTTGTTCAGCTTTTAAGAATTCAGTCAATGACTTTTGGTCATCCTTAATCTTTTGAATGCGTTGCGCCTCCTTTTCTGCTGCCTCTTTAGCTAATCTTTCTTTTTCTTGGTGTAGATGTTCAGCATCTTTTAATGCTTGTTCTTCCTGCTTCTTTCGTCTATCCTCATTTTCTTTATCTAATTTCTTTTGATTCTCCGCACGTTCTTTGGCTTTGGAATCAGTTAACCCAATCTTATCCATAAAGTCAACCAATCCACCAATAACGCTATCAATAGCACGTTTAATAGCACCAAACATTTCACCAACAAAACCACCTGCCTCTACTAAATCTTGAAAATTTGTAATAATTCCGACCAAAAATGTACCTATTAAAAAAATCGGATTAAACAACATTGCTTTACCCAATTCAAACATTGTTGTTCCAAATCCTTTTGCAGCAGTTGTTAGGTCTTTAAATTTGAAGTCATTAATGGCACCTGCCATACCTTTCAAGCCTTGTTGTGCTTGACCAAAGTCAAGTGACATTATGGATGAGCCAATCATTCCAAAGGAGTTATTCAACCTCTCCAATGGATCACCCGACAAAGTGCGAACGCTATCCGACATTGCACCCATTTTATCGGTTATCTCACCTATCTTTCCACTCAACTCATTCCACTTTGCGCTGCCTTCAGGCAGTTTCAACATCTCATCTCTGAGAGCCTTCATTTGCGCTTTTAAGGACTGCGTTTTTTCAGTTGCATTCCCTTTTAATTCGAACTCTACTACTACTTTATTATCAGCCATTGAAAATCATTTTAATTATTTGATAAGTACCCCAAATTAAAGTAGCAAGAATGGTCATATTGATACACCCAGTTATCACTTTTGGTAATTTATTTTGGTAAGATTTCGCATTCGACTTGATGCCCATTTTTTGCATCTCGCAAATGTTCTTAAATGTCTGCTGAGGATTATTCATAATGGTATTGATTGTAAATTATTTGACCGCCAATAAAGATATTGTTCTCGGGATAAGTTGAATTTTTGAGCAGTAATTGAGGTGCAAATGTTAAGCCTACGATATCAACTCCAAGTTCAAAATTACCGCTGATGGTTTCAAGATTTTCACTAACTATAATGGCATCCTTTACACTTAACACCCCCGCTGATGCGCCGAATTGAATATTAAATTCAACAACTCCGTTGCCGTCTATCCCTGCACTTATTTGCCCAATGGTCAACATCAATTTTGCATACCATACTGAATCATCAGGAACGGTGATATAACCACCTCTTTCATTTGTTAGCGTTATTGGTGTAGTGTTATTTGTCCAATCTCCTGCACCACGTACTTGAATAATTCCACTTTGATATTCACCTGCATAAGTGCCACCGCTACCAAGTGTTAAACCTTGATTAATTGCTCTTGCTGATGTTCCAAGTACCATTACGCTTCCCAAATCAGAAACAACTATATTACTTGAACCACTCACAATACTGCCACTATTTGAACCACCAACAAAAACATTGTCACCATTTACAAATGTTCTTTCATTAGGTTCTTGCACAACTGCATTATCAGCTATGTATGCAGCTTTATTAACTGGAATTGTTTCAACATTTGAAAGAGTAGTGGTAACCTCTGAAAACATTTTAGTTCTTCCACCTCTTCCTTTGGAATCACGTGGTGTTGCGTAGCATTCTGAACCTACCCAATAGTAACCATAATTACTGCAACACGTTTCAGTTGCAGGTTGTGTATCACCTTCAGAATCTTCCCAAATGATGTTGCCGTTTATACCAATAACTGGTTTTGGCGAAAGCAAACAATCGGGAGTTGCGCTCACCATCTTAATGAGTTTCACCTTAACGCTATCCTGCATACCTACCACATAATCACTAATGTCAAGAATGCGGTAGTATGCATCTTTTATATAGATTTTATCATTGAATTTAAACTGATAAATGTCTGCAAATTCTAAAGCAAAGAAAGCCTCAATGATTCTTGAATCAGGTGCGTAGATATCAGATATGTAATTATTCCAATATCTTTGATATAGTGTTTTATAAGGTGTACTATCTACGTAGTGCAAAGGTATTTCTTGACCAAAGTTTAAATCTTCATCTGCAATTGATGGAATAGCTGTGGTGTAATGACTAAATAGAAATGCAGTATATGGTAGCACATTACCAAAGTCATCATTATAAATATTGAATGTTATCTCATCTTCAGTTTTATACAAGATGCGTGCGCCAGGTGCTGCAAATTGTCCATTAGCTGATTGAAATTTAGGTATTGGATAGTCGCTACCTTTGATGCTATTTAATGGAGTAGCACCAAACATTATTTCAGTTTTTTGCTCTTTTGTTGCAAAGTCATTTTCAGGGTCAATCAATAACAATCTACCATATACACGCTGACCTTGTGCGTTATACAATTGATTGAAATAATCATTCATTGCCTTATATGTCCACAAGTTTTGTTGCGCTTGATAATCAGCCGTTGATGTTAATGTAATATCCTTTGACACATCTAATTTATTCGACCAATCTTTTGCAACTCCTTCAGCTAAATATTCTTGAATTGGTTTAAATGTCAAAAGTTTTGGATTGATGTCATCGGGAATAACAACCAAATTAAACATCTTGAAAAGTGATGACATAAATTCACTACACTTCATTACTGGAGCATTAGCCGCCCAATCAATGTTATTGCCAAACAATGGTTTGGATATGTCCAACGTGCCAATTTCAAAAGATGATATGGTAAATGTAACTAATGGATTGAGATTTAATGCGTGTTGGTAGTCATCTGAAAAAATGTAAACAATTGGTTGTATTGTAAATCCTTCTTCAACAAAAGCGGAAGATGTTCCAGTTGATAATGTTACATCGTTATTTGTATTGTATATGAAATCTTGCGTGGTGTTATCCCACACTTCCAAGCTGATATATGCACCATTAATCATTAAGTAATTTAATACACCATTACTTAATAAAAATCCCATATTAATACCTCTAATTGGTAAATCTGTTTGAATAGTCATATTACCTGAAACAACATAACTACCACTAAAAGGAGCTGTATAAGTATTATTTGCTCCGACATTTGAACCTGAATCAATGTCAATGTTTAAAGTTGGTAATGTTGAAACAAAGCAACCTCCACCCACAGTAAAATTGAAAAAAGTAAAATCACTTGTATCAAGTGTTATTGTACCACTATTAGTTAACTTGAATCGTGCAGTATCAGGATTTCCTTGTTGTGCTATTAAATCACTTTCACCAATCCAAGGAATCCACATCTTATCCAACTGCTCGGTAAGTGTTGTGCTATCAGCCTCATTGAATTCAAATCCACTCAATGCAAAGATTTTATCAAAGATGTATCTTGACCTTACAAATGGAGTGAGTTCACCAATCTTTGGAATGGCATCAATTGAGGTGCTTAAAATATTGCGAGTGCCTGAATCATTAACATTCATTACCCAATTTTGCCCCCTATCAGTCAATCCAAGATAAACATTTCCACTCGCGTTAACTGCATCGGTTGTAACATATGATACAATGAAATCATAATCTTCCTGCAACTCCGATGAAATGTAATTTTTAAAGTCAGCATCTCCAATGGTCTTAAAAAAATTGACCGTGTTACCAAAAAATACAATCTCCAAATCACTCACCTCACCATTGCTTGTATAGGCAGCTTTAAATTGCACGTAGCCCTCAATGATTGGAATAGTATCAACCGTGATTGATGCGTTGATTTTACGCTTGGGATTGAAGCCACTAAACTGAAATGTATTCTCTTGAATAAATCCAAAAATACTTGCGTTGGTTGGTGTGAATGGAATTCGAAAAGTCCTCGAATAGTTACCACGTGGTGCAAGGTCTTGAATGTCATTGAATGACCAATTCAAAGATATGTTTTCGTTCTCATAAAGGTCAACCAATAGAGGTGTTTCATCACCTTGCGTGTATAAGATTAGTGCTGTTTGCATATATTAATTTTATGGGCAGTTACCAAAACCTACTGTGATATAAATATTTCCGCTAACTGTGTCTGTTCCCGTCCATCCTGGCAAACCAAATATAAAATAATTAGATGACTGAGTGGTAGTACCCCAAACTGCATTCGCAATAATTGGAGTGCCTGGAGTTGGTAAACCAAAAAGTGATATTACCGCACCGCCTCCTGTTTCTGTATTTCCCAGTTTTATATAACCAGGTCGAAATATCGAAGAACCGGATGGCGGAGAGAAATCATAATCAATTTGTATGTAATAAGTTTGACCTGCGATTGGAGTATCTCCGATGATATCGAACAATGAAGCTTGAAAACGTCTATCACGAGTTGCATTATTTACCACCACGTGCAATGCATCACCAACCATACCTGCAAAACTGAAATTAGTAAATCCATTTTGCTGAGTGAACACGGTGAAATAATTGCAAGGATCAGGGCCAGGTATTGGAAACTCTGAAGGCAATTCATTTATAGTGTCATAATCATTAGCCAATTGAAGACGCAACGTTTGATTATACTTTCTTGAATTACGTTCACGCTTCATCAAGTAGTTAGTGTCCTCTACCACTACTGGCAAAATGTTGTAACCATCAACATTATCATCTACCATCCAAACGGATTTTGAATAGAACAAATCCTTCATCGCTTTGAATTCAGATTCCGTTAACCAATCACTTGTTAAGTTGATGAATGTCTTTACGATTGGCTCACGCTCGGTTAATGCACGTGAATAATTTTTTGTATCAAACGGAGTTTCAACACTTGCCGTATTATAATTTCCAAGATAGCTTTTATAACGTTTCTTTTCTACATCAATTGACCTTTCATTTTTTTTGATGAAAGAGTAACTATCCCAACCTCCCATTTGATTAAGCCAATACAAATGAACTGGATTGTGTCGGCAATCTTCGTCAATGTAAAATCCATATTTGGCAGTTACTATATTGTTAGAATTGTCCTCACCTAATACAGTCCAAAACAAAGTAGCATCAGCATCCTCTTGACTTATGTATGAACCATCAACTAAATTTTTAAGACCTACTGGAATATGCAATATACCACCTGCGCTGAATGACATTGGTAAAATTACATCCGTAATAAAATTATAATCATAACTATAAAAAGCAATTCTAAAATTGGCTATTGATGTGTAATCATAATTCTCATTTATGTAAGTTCCATTATCAGCAATCCAACTCATTATCTTATAAGCAGAATCCTTAGCACCCTTTACGTTTGACCTTGACACACGCTGCCAATTAATAACCTCTGTTTGAATTCCAGCAGGGATATCAATGCGAGTAGCAACCGTTTCTTTGTTGAATCCAAGTGTGTTGTCGTAATACTGACTTAAGGCAATAGGTGGAGTTGATGCAGTACCCATTACCAAATAATTACTCTTGCCTTTGCCATACACGCACATCAATGAATACTGCGTGGTTACTGATACATCTTCAGTAAATACCCCTGCAACCTCATAACCTTCGTATAAATTTACATCGAATCTATTGACCAAATTATTGTTGACCAACAATGGTTCAGTTATCTGCAATAACACATCATCACCTCCATCAATTGTAACTTCAGTTTTTATAAGTTGGTTGAAGATAGTTTTAGCGTTAAACACACCACTACCAACCGCATTAGGTGCGATATAAAACTTATATGACTCGCTTGTGATTTGGTCGTTTATTTCGACTATGTATTTGAATCCAGGATTACCAAACTCCGTTGATGTCATCGTAAATGAAACATCATTATTTGAGTAGACCATTCCCTTTAATTCACTCCCGCCTTGTGCGGTTAGTCCTCTTATTGCTGTGTTATATGCCATTATTTATACTTTAATTGTACCTGCTAAATTTTCTTCGATTGCAATTGTAATTTCGCTTTTTAATACATCAATGAATTTGTCATTAAAGTCAACCAATGTTTCATTGACTGCATCACGATAGTAGAAAAGAGGTTTGATTCCCCTTCTACCAATTGACATACTGATATTATATGCGATTGCCTCCATTGCGTTTTCACGTGCCTTTGGAGTAGCG